TCATTGCCCCATGTAAAAAATCTTCTTTAATTGACTCGGAAACCTACGGCGAAAGCTATGGCAACGAGGCGCAAGCAACTGAAAGGTGTGCAGCGTGAACGACTTAACAAGAGGACGCAATAGAAATATTGTGATGCAAAAGTCTGAACACATATCGAAAGTATGTGAGGGAGATTCGAAGAAGTTTCCCCGCCTAGAAATAGGTCTTATAAGTAACAGAAGGGATGACCCTTGCGAACTTAGACAAACAGCAGGTTTTAGATTCGCATACGCAACACGTATCACCAACGATGCGTGGATCATTAATTTAAGAGCAACCCTAGCGTAAAGGAGGACATATGAGTACACCATTATCATTAATAGCTCAAGGTCACTTTACTTCAGGTGGCGTTCAAAGAGTTATTGAACTACCAAAATATCCGGATTATTTTGTTATTAAAAATCGTTCGCTTTGGGGAACAGCACCAACTGCTGTTGTTCAAGCTGAGTGGTATGACGGATTTGCTGATGGTCAAGCGATCCATATAACAGAAGGTGGAGGATCTGCTTTAACCGGTACGGCAACAGCTGCCGGCGGAGCGGGTTTTACTTTAATAAGTTTAACCGACCAAACACCAAGAGCATTAGTTGCGGTAGGTACTGCTATTACAGCAGCAACACCTGCTGTGGTTGCTGATGCTTCTGCCGTTGGAACAGCTCCTGCTGTAGGTGACATTGTAAGAATGATCAATACAACAGGAATGCTTCAAATAGCAGGAATGGATTTTACTGTTACAGCTTTAGCTGCCGGTGTTAGTTATACACTGGGATATTTGCCTGCTGCCGGCTTTGCTGCCGCAGCTACAAATGCTGATTTTAGAATTATTCCGGCTAAATATTATTCACCATATAGAAGATTCATGACTGCTATGACTGCCGCTAATCCGGCTGTAGTAACAGTATCTGTGGCTCATAACTATTTGGTTGGCGATTGGATTGCTCTGCATATACCTGCAGTTTATGGAACTATGAATCATTTTGACGGGGTTACTGCTCGAATTACAGCGGTTACTGCATCAACAATGACTCTAGATCTAAATTCAACCGGCTATGCGTTTGCCTTCCCTACATCAGCAATAGCTGCTGCAGGATCAAGTTTTGCGCATGTAACACATGTTGGTGAAGTAGCTACAAAGTTAACTTCCGCGATTGATAACGTAGGTTACTACGCTATGCAACTAGGAACTGCTGTTGTAGGTGCTAACACAAACGTTATGGATTGGATGGCCTTCTCAAGAGACTACACAATCTAATAAATATAAGTTAGGGGGTCTAATGATCCCCTACTTTTAAAAACAAGGAGATTATATGAGTTTCGTAACTGAAATGTCAATACAAAATAAAACAAAAAGAACAAAAGAAGAATTAGCTGCTGCAGAAGATAAGAGGCTTAAGGCTTTAGAAGAAGATTCTAAGAAAGTAACAGGAATATTTAAAAATATAGAAGCTCCGGGAGGATCGTTAACTTTTTCTTTTAGAAAATATAAAGAAGATCCCTATAGAACATATGATTTAGATGATGGTAAAAGCTATACAATTCCATTGGGGGTTGCAAAACATATCAATAATATGACAGCTGTTCCTGTAAGAGATTATGCAACCGATGTTAATGGCAACAAACAATTATATACGATTATTAAATCAAAAAGACAAAGATATCAATTTTTATCAACCGAGTTTATGTAAAAGGTAGTATATGTCTAGTCCTGATTTTGAACCGGAGATGAAATTAATAACTGCAATTACAAATGCAGTTAATGCTGCCGTTACTACATCTACTAATCATGGTTATAATTCAGATGAAACTATTTGTTTAGTAGTTCCGCTTGTTTATGGAATGCATTTAAACTATGTAGAAACAAAAATAACAGTTACGGGGTTAGCTGCGTTTACATGCAATTTAGATACCTCGGCAATGGATCCGTTTGTTGTACCCGGTGCAACTCCATTTACACCGGCTCACTGTTGTCCAGTGACACAAATTATGGATAATGTAGCGATTTTTTAAGGAGATAAAATGGCAACAATAATAAATAATTATACTTATATATCAAATAAAATAAGAAGGGTAACGGGAAGACCCTCTGCTACCCAAATAACTGATGAAGATATCAGGGGGTATATAAATTCTTTTTTGGTTTATGACCTTCCTTTACACAATAGATTCTTTTATCAGAAAGAAAGATTTTCAATGATTCTTACTCCTGATGTCGGAACTTATCCTATCACGGCTTTTAAAAACACATATTCTAATTTTATGAAACCTTGTTACATAGATGGATATGAAATTCAATATTATCAAGATGATCAAAGTTTCAATCAGATGTTCTCTAGACTGAAATATACTACTCAATTATCAACAGGAACGGGCGTTGCAGGCCCATATAACGGCAATTATTCATATACGCCTATAGAGACTGAGACTGCGGTAATTTCTACTGTAGATGCTGCAGGAAATGCATTGAATGCAACAGATAATGGAGCGGGAACTTTTGTTGGTAATGTATTAGCCGGTAGCGTAATTAATTATGATACAGGGGTAATAACAGGGATTACGTGGACTGCTGTTATTGGAGTTGGAGAACCTATATATATATCCGCTAATCAATATATTAGGGGAAGACCGCTTGCAATGTTATATTTTAATGATAATTTCTTTTTCTGGCCATTTCCCGATAAATCCTATACTTTTTCAATTGATGCTTATAGAAATCCGGTAGAATATTTATTTGGAGGAGGTGCTGCATTTCCCGAATTAAATCAATGGGCAGATGCAATAGCTTTCGGAACTAGTTTAAAAATATTTCAGGATAATATGGATCTGGAATCTTATCAAAAAACATATCCTTTTTTTGATTTAGCTAAAAGATTAGCAGCAAGAAGATCATTAACACAATTATCAACACAAAGAGTGGCTACCATTTATGGCGATAATGAAATTTGGCCATGGCAAAATGGTTATCCAATGATTTAACAATTAAGGAGTTATAAATTATGACATATCAACCTTTAATACCTAATCCGGGTGATTATTTAGCAGAATCACAACCCGAGATAAGAACAAATTTTAATTTGTTAAATACTTATTTTGGAATTAATCATGTTGAATTTGATGCAGCAGGAGATAACGGCAAACATATATTTGCTACATTTATTCAACAAGGCGTTCATCCTGCTGGAGATCCGGCAACCATTGTAGATGAAGTTGCTGTTTATGCTAAAGAATTGACTTATGGAGCGCCCCCTGTCACAGAAGAAACACTATATTTAAGAAAAGAAAATAATGGAACTGTAATTCAAATAAGTGGTCCGGATCCGATAATTGCAGATCCGGGTTCTACATATCTTGCCGGAGGAATTATAATTAAATGGGGTTTTGGTCCAATAGGAACGGGAGCAGCTGGAACGGTTTTAGGATTTGCTTCTCCATTTCCAAACAATTGCTGGGAAGTAATAATAACACCACAGAATGCAAGTGCTCTATATGCAAGCGTATTAAATAAAACTGTAGCTAATTTTACTTCAAGAGCAAATGTTGCTACAACCATCGGATATATAGCTATAGGTAATTAAAATGGCATATCAAAATAAATTTATTGCTCCTTTTCAAATCGGACAGGAAAATGATATTGATGCGTGGATGATTCCCGATAATGCTTTTGTCGAACTAAGAAATATGTATTTATATAGAGGTAGATTAAGAAAGAAATTCGGCTATACGCATCTTGGAAGATTAACTATAATTTTAACGGCTCAAGCACTTGGAAATACGGCTGCTTCTCCTTTTGCAGTGAATATTTTTGGAGCACTAGGAATTTTCGGAACACTAATTCCCGGTAGCGTGACGATAAATATCGCAGCTCCTGTAGGTCCTTTAACTTATGTTGAGCCTGCTATTCCCGATGGTACGTTAGATGCGGGCGGGGGAAACACAGGTACAATAGATTATACAAACGGCAATATAAGTTTAATACATCCTGCAGCGGCGGCATCAGCGGTTACTATTGATTTAACTTATGCTAAAGGACTTCCTGTTATGGGATTACCTAATAGGGAATTGCCTGCTCTTAATTTTGAAGAACTAATAGCATTTGATACGGATGATGCTTATTTATGGAATACCGTTGCTAATGCATTTGCATTAATTACTCCTGCAGCGGGGGGTTGGACAGGAACTGATAGTGATTTTTTCTGGTGTGCTAATTATTGGGTTGATGCTTTAGGTAATAATTTACTTTGGGTAACAAATAATGTTGCGGCGGATAGAATCAGATATTATATAGGAGGAGGAATAGGTGGTTGGACAACGATAACACCTCAATTAAATGTAGGAAATACTCGGCAATTATGGACATGTTTAATATTAGTGGCGTATAGAAATAGATTGATAGCATTAAATACGCAAGAAAGAGATACGGTTGCGGCGACTACTAGAAACTATCAATCAAGGGCTAGGTGGTGCGGTATATCCGATCCAACAGTCATCGCTAATTGGGATGATACGACACCGGGACTTGGAAA